GCACGCGAAATCGACGTTCATCACCTTCGCCGTGCCGATCCGGAATATCTGCTTTAAGTTGCGCTGGTTCCAGCTTTTGATCTCCGACACGAACGATCAGGCGACGGGCTTCTCCCTGCCGATCCGCCTCGAGTTAGAAGAGAACCCGCGCCTCAAAAACGACTTCGGCGATTTTCACGGCCAGCCCTGGAAGGCGAATGATTTCACGGCATCCAACGGCGTCCGGGTGTTAGCGCGCGGCCGCGGGGAGAAGGTCCGGGGGCTTAAGAACCGGCAGCACCGGCCCGATTTCGCTGCCGTGGATGACTTCGAGAACGACGAGAACGTCGAGAATCCGAAGCTCGTCGAGGGCGGAATCCGCTGGCTGAAACGCGCCGTTATCGGCTCGATGGGCGCGGGCTACACCTTCATCATGGTCGGGAACATGTTCCATCCGAAGAGCGTCCTGGCGCAGTTCATCGCCATGAAAAACGACGACGGCGAGGCCCTCTATGTCAGCCGGATTTATCGCGCCTGGCTGGATTTCGGCAAGCCGGATCAGCGGCCCCTGTGGCCCGCCCTGTGGCCTCCGGAGCGGCTGGAGAAAAAGCGCCAGCAGATGGGCACTGTGGATTTCAACGCCGAAATGATGAACCTCACCGGCGCGGAGAATTCACCGTTTCCGGAGCAGTGGTTTGACGAGCACGGATACTATGAACCGGAGGAGATCGCGGGAAAGTCGCTGGAGGTCGCCCACTTTGTCGACCCGAGCGCAAAGAACGGCGAAGCGAACGATTTCAAGGCCATCATCACCGTCGGCAAAGACCCGGCGACGATGACGTTTTACTGCCTCCATAGCTGGATCCGCCACGCCTCGCCGGGCGATATGTTCGCCGCCGCCTACCGGCAGCACGATGAATTTCCGGCCCCGGTCGGCATCGAGGAGAACATGCTCCAGGACTTCCTCCACGAGGCGATCCAGGCTTACGCGGTAAAGGTCGGTCGCTTTCTGCCCTGGCGGCCCGTGACGCACAGCACGAATAAAGAGGGCCGGATCATCGGGACACTGAGCTATCTCGTGGAATACGGGAAGCTGAAATTCCGGAAGCATCACAGCGATCAGGACCTCCTCGTGGAACAGTTGATCTACATCCTCAACAAAAACGTCCACGACGACGGCCCGGACGCCCTCGAGGGCGCGGTGAGTATATGCCAGGGAGTCGTTGCGGTGAGCCTGGGGCTGGATCCCGAAAAGCGCAAGACGGCAAGCGGCCGCGTCTACGGCGCACTGGCCCGAAGCGGCGGCATTTTCAACAGATTCAGGAAGGCGGCATGATGAACATTCGCGAAAGAATCGCCCGGGCGATCGCGCCGGGGCTGAAATCCGAAACCGAGATCCGCGCGATCGTCGCTGACGAGATCAAGCAGGCGAAAATGTCGCTGCCCGTCACCGCGAACTACGACCCGAAAAACGAGGGATATCGCCGGATGTCCGGCTTCGATTCGCGCCTGCGGGACCTGATGCCGATGGCGCAGGAGAGGATGTTCGAAATCGCGTACTTCATGTGGGACAACAGCCTGATGATGCGCCGCCTGGCAGTCATGGACAAGTCGTTTATTTTCAACGGCCAGATCGAATTGACCTCGACCGAGCCGGACGTCCAGGAGGTCCTCGATGCGTTCCAGACGAAAAACAAACTGGCCATCCGATACCCCGATCGGGCGATGTGGCTGTCGCTCCTGGGCGAGCAGGTCTGGCCGGTAACGGTCAACCCTTACAATGGGGCCGTGACGCTGGCATACGAGGACCCGTCGGACATCGTCGACGTGCTGGTGAACCCGGAAAACATCGAGGAGCACATGCTGCTCGAGCTGCGCGGGCGCGCCGGACGCGAGACCCGGAAATCGAATATCGTCCGCGAAAGCGCGGACATCAAGAGCAAGGCGTTCGGCCGCCTCGACGGCGAGTGCTTCTTCTGGCGGATCAACGCCCCGCCGAATTCCCCGCGCGGGCGGAGCGACTACCTGACACTCTTCGATTGGATCGACGGCCTGGAACGGTACGGATTCAACTATCTGGAACGGGCGGAATTCCTGTTGAATTTCGTCTGGGATGTGACCCTCAAAGGGATGAACGGGGACCAGATCCGCGAATGGCTGCGGGACAACCCGCCGCCGGAGCCCGGATCGCTGCGCGCGCATAACGAAAACGTCGAATGGAACGCCGTTGCCCCGGACATCAAAGCCGCCGATTTCAGGGGCGGGTTTGACATGGGCAAAGGTTTTGTCATGGGCGGCGCGGGGCGGCCGTCGTCCTGGTTCGGCGAGGGCGGAAAGGCGTATCAGACCGAGGCGGAGCAGTTCGGGCAGGTGCCGATCGCCGATCTCGAATCGCGGAGTTACATGCACCGGTGCAACTTAGAGGAGATCGGCCGGTTCGTCATCGACCAGGCGGTGGTCCACCGGCGGCTTTCCGAGGAGAAGGCAAAGGCGGGCTGCCGGGCGGAGATGCCGGAAATCTCGAAGAAAGATCTGACAAAACTGGTCAACGGTGTGCCGCAGCTCACCACGGCGCTGACGATCGCCCAGAACAACAAGTGGATCATGCCGGACGAGGCGACGAGGCTCTTCTGCTTCTTCGCCTCGTACCTCGGCTACGAGATCGACCCGCAGGAGCAGCTCGACGCGGCCGCGGCGGCGCCGAAGGAAAATGAAATTGATTACGAAAAATTGCTTAACGAGGGAGGAATGTCATGATTATCCCAACCGTTGGAAGAGTAGTTTTGTTTTATAAGCACGGGAAAACGCAGAAGGATGCAGGCGAACAGCCGGAGGCTGCCATCATTGCCCATGTGTGGTCGGACACTTGCGTCAACCTGGCCTATTTCGATGCGAACGGCGTCGCCCATAACGCCACGAGCGTTCCCTTGTACCATTGGGAGGGGGATCGTCCTGAATGTTTCTTCTGCGAATGGATGCCCTATCAGAAGGGTCAGGCAGCGAAAACCGAAGAACTCGAAGGAAAGCTGAAAGCCAATGGCGCGCAGTAAAAAAGAAATCGCCTTCCAGCGGAAGGTCGATGAGCTGATCAAGCGGGCGCAGAAGTTAGAGGACGCCGAGGTGAAAAAGGTCATCACGCTCTTGTCGGACGCCCGGAAGGAGGTCGCCGCGACGGTCGCTTCGACGGAATGGCAGGCCTACCGGCTGCCGGAATTCAAAAACGCGATCGAGCGGGCGATGCAAGAATTCGGCATCAAATACGGCGTGGATCTCCGGGAGGCGCAGCGGTCGTTTTGGGAGGACGGGATCAACATCGTGGACGCGCCGCTTCGCGAAGTCGGCGTTTATGCCTCTTTCCCGGCTATCGACACGACGGTCCTGGGCATCATGCAGGGCTACGGCGCGGATCTGGTCAAGGGCATCGCGAAGGACGCGGCGCTCCGGATCAACAACGAGATTACGATGGGGCTCATGGGCCAGAAGACGCCGTTCGAGGTCATGCAGGCGGTGGGTGCGAATCTGAAGGATAAATCGATATTTACGAGCATCGCGGCACGCGCGGAGACGATCACCCGGACGGAGGCGGGTCGCGTCCTCGAGGCGGCGTCCCAGGCGCGGCTTGAGGCGGCGGCGGGGCTGGTGCCCGGCCTGCAGAAACAGTGGTTTCACGGGGAAAACGTCCGGGTTCCGCGCCCGTCGCACCTGGCCGTCGTCGGCCAGATCCGGAACGTGGACCAACCGTTTGACGTCGGCGGCGAAAAATTGATGTTCCCGAAAGATCCGGCGGGATCCGCGAAGAACACGATCAATTGCAGTTGCTACACCGTGCCATTTCACCCCGATTGGGGCAGCGTTGGAGTCGAAGAAGGACGCCGGGCGGCGTGATCATTAACCTACAAATTATGGAGAAGGAGGATTTATCATGGCGGAAAAAGAAGAGAAAAAGGGAAAGGCGGCGCCGGGAGAGGACTTGATCGCTGCGGCCTGCGAGGCGTTCGGGATCGATCCGAAATATGTAATCGGCAGCCGGATCGATACGACCACCGGCGAGGCGGTCGTCGTGACGATCGGCGGGAAAAAGGTGCGTTTCAAGGCGGGCGCCAAGGTCGTGCCGCTGGATTCGATCGCCGTCACGGGGATCAATCCCAAACCGAAACGCAAGCCGATCGCGGGCAAGGAGTAACCCGATTTCTCCCTCTCCCTTGACGGGAGAGGGGCGGGGTGAGGGTGAGGAGGCGGTATGGACAAACAAAAACTGTTGAAAATGATCCAGGCAAAGAGGCCGGAACTGCTCACGGGGAAAGACCTGGAGAAAATCACCGACGCGGAGGTCGAGACGCTCGCCCGGATGGCGCAGGAGACGCGCGGCAGCGAGGACCTCAGCCTGGATCGGATTAGGGACCTTCTCTGGGAGGCGATCCGCGATCGGTTCAAGCCCGCGAACGATAGCGCCCCTTGCGCCTATCTCCGCGAGGTATTCCCCGGCTATCTGATTTACGAGTTCGACGCGAAACTTTTCCGCCTCGCCTGGTCGATCCTAGATGGGGAGGTGAAGCTCGGCGACAACCCCATCGAGGTCGAGCAGCAATGGGTGGAAACCCGCTCCGCGCAGGCGGAAACGGACGAGGGCGTCGAGCTGCTCATGCGCCTGGGGGCGGCCAAGGATCCGGACGGGTCCTCCTGGGATGTCACGATCTGCGAGGCGGG